TAAAGTTATTTCAAAATATTTTGAGTTTACAAAAAAAGAAATAATGGAGTCAAAAGAAAGAACAGCTAAAAAAGCAATAAAGATTAAATCTGAGGTTAAAAAAACAATGGATTCTGTTGTTAAATTAACAGAAACTATTGAACAAGAATTAGCATCTAAGAAATTTTTACAAGAAAACTCGTCAGCTAAAATCGTTGGTATTACTAACAAGAAAAACTTAGTGTTTGAAAATAAAGGAAAACAAGTAAGAATATCACCTGAAGGACAAATTTTGTAATCTATGAGTAATCTGATATACGTAAACGGTTTAGGACCCAACTATAAGGGAGACAATCTTTACGAATTCATATTCTCAGACAGTCTGGATGTGTGGGGAGAATCTTGGGAAAATAAACCATCAAATGGTTATCCAACTCCTCCTGAATTAAAATATATTAAAAAGGTAGGAGTCCTGAGGAATACTGATATAAAATTAGAATTGATTCAGGACTCCGATTTTTTTTGTATGATAGATGCAATGGATGATGTAGTTGCATTAGCATGGGAACCTGAAGAAGTTATGGGACAAAAAAGATTGGTCTTTAGGTTCGGACAAACAGAACAAGAAATAAAAGATAAACTCTATGAAAGAGATTTAATCTTAGAATTTGAAAAGAAAGTAGTGTATGAAAACTAATATAAAAGCATTTCAATTAATTGAAAAAGGATTATCGGCAAAAACGGTAAGTAAATTAAATGAGTCACAAATTAATATTTTACATAAAAAATTAATTAACGATTTATTGAATGAACAATCTGGTGTTTTAAAAGTTCCAAAAAATTCACCGCAAGAAAAAGATGCTATGGCAAAAAAACAAGCGTTTGTTGCTTATGAAGAAGAATTAGAGGAACAAGATAGCGTTGAAGTTGATAAAGATAATGCAAGTGCTGGAGAATATACACAAGATATGCCTCAAAAATCTGCACCTGATGGTATGGATGATGATTTAGATAACCCTAAGGAAAAAAACGCTGTTGGTACTGTTGAGTCTATCGAAGAAACAAAAAACAAACCAAATCCATGGGCTATTTGTCATTCTCAAGTAGGACCTAAAAAGTCAAGAAAATGGGAAAGATGTGTAAAAGAAGTTAAAAAACAATTGGGAGAAGGAAAAAATCCCGTATCTTTGTTTTTAGAAAACGAAATTATGAAAATTGTTGAAAGAAATTTACCACCAAGAATTACTAAAGGTGATTTAGTTAAGTATTTGTCAGAAGCGGGTCCATCAACTGCACCATCAAAACCAAAGACATCACCAACGACAAAACCAGGAGTACCTGATAAAAAACCAAGACCATCACATCCTGGTAAAAACCCAAATCCTGGTGAAAAAGAATCACCAAAGGCTAAGAAGGTTTCACCTGAACAGGCGAAAGATGAGGTTTTAGATGTTATTATGCAAATTTTACAAAAATAAGAAAATGTCAAAAAAATTGAAAGAACAATTAGATTACGGTAATAGACCAGAAAGAATGGACCCAAGTTTGGAAAGAAAATTGGCTAGTCCTGATAGTTTATATGCTCAAAACCCTGCATTGAAAAAAGGTGTTGCAGATGTACAAAGATTAGTTAGTCAAAGATTTGGTAAAGTTGCGGATAAGTTAAAAGAAGTTACGGGAATACAAAATATCAACTCAAAGCAAATTCAACAGATGATTTATATGGAGCAGATGGCAAAGCTTCAAAATATTATGAGGATTGAGGCGGCACATAAAGACGAACTTATACAATTAGCCATTGATGCTTCTTTAGAAGAAGGAGAAGTTCCTGAAGGATGGTATCAAATTGAAGGTCACTTAGGTGAACAACCTAGTACAGATGATTTTAGATATCAACCTGAAGAACCCGAAGATGACGAGGAAGAAGATGATGAAGAAAAATTAGAAATACCTTCTTTTAATGTAGAAGATTTAACTGACGAAGAAGAATTAGAATTAGAAAAACATAAGAGAAATATCATAAATGCCATTATTCAAGGAGCAGCTAAAAGAGGACATTATATTTTTCAAAAACCTGATGTTAAAGCAAGATTAGATGCTATTGACCCGTCTTTGTATAGAGATTATTTAGGTATTATGGCAATTAATGATTTTATGTATTTTACCATGGAACAAATGATTGAAATGATGAGTCAAACTGGTCAAGGTGTTGCAGGTAAAGTATCATTAGATGATGCTGATGATGAAGGAGAAGAGGGAGAAGAAGGCAGTGGTGAAGAACAACCTGACACAAAAATTGTCGCTGAGGGTTTGATTTTCCCAATTTTATGTCACGAAATTATTAAAGGTTTAGAAGAGGCCAAAGGTAGACATGGTCATTCTAAGAATCCAGATATTCGTGAAAAAGTTAGAGGTGCGGTTGATGTATTATCTAACGAACCAATGCAATTAAGAATAGGACCTGAAATTGTGGAAAAGCTTAGACATGCAATGCCAAATGAAATATTTGAGGAATCAAATAAAGGTCTAATAAACTGGTTTCATATCTTGTTATACCAAATACCAGCTCAAGAATTCTTGGAAATCATAGGAAATACAATCTCTGAAGATGAATCAAAAGTAAAAAAAGCAACTGCAAGATTCAGAGAAATTATGAAAGAAGCTATGGAGATGAAAGAAGAATTTGAAGATTACAAAGAAGAGGAAGGTATTGATTCTGAAGATGAAGATGACGGACTTGACGATTTCTTCAGTAGTTTGGGTATATCGAGACCCAAATAATCATTTGTGACTAAAGAACAATTAATTATAGAAGTTACGAAGTGTATGAGGAATACTCCTTACGCACTTCGTACTTATTTACAAACATACGACAACACGGTTTCAAAGTATGTTCCCTTAGATTTATTTCCAGACCAAGTTAGTCTTATTGAAGACTATGATGCTTACAATGAAAACATTGCCTTAAAATATCGTCAGGCAGGTGTAACAACAGTTACGGCTGCTTGGGCATCAAAAAAATTGGTATTTGCCAAAAAACAAAAACCTGAAAAGATTCTAATTATCGCCAATAAATTGGATACATCTGTAGAGATGGCTAATAAAATTAGAAGTTTTACTGAACAATGGCCTTCATGGGTCGGTATTGGATTTTCAAAAGAAAAAAATTCACAAAGACATTTTAAACTAACTAACGACTGTGAAGTAAAAGCGGTTGCAACATCAAAGGATGCTTTGAGAGGTTATACCCCAACCATTCTTATTTTTGATGAGGCTGCGTTTATTGAGGCTGACGGAGATTTCTGGTCAGCGTGTATGGCCTCACTATCTACGGGTGGTAAGGTTATTGTTGTATCTACACCAAACGGATACGACCAAATCTATTACGAAATTTACGACCAATCATTAAGAAACATGAACGATTTTAAAATATCGGAAATGTTTTGGTATCGTGACCCACGATATACTAAAGATTTGTATATGGTTAAAACAAATGACTTGGTTCACTTCTTATTGAATAGAGAAGAATATTCTGACAAAGACATTCTTGACTTGTCTATGGAAAATCCATACGAAAGAGACCATTCAATTACAACTGATTATATGGAACAAGGGTATAAACCATGTTCCGCTTGGTTTGAGGGAATGGTTAAGAAATTGAAGTTTGATAGACGTAAAGTGGCACAGGAGTTGGAATGTAACTTCTTAGGTTCGGGTGACAATGTATTTGAATCTGAGTTAATGCAAGGTATTGCTAAAAATACTTTACGTGAACCTCAAGCTAAACTTATGGGAGGGTCACTGTGGATATTTAAAGAACCCGTAAATGGTCACAAATACGTTATGGGTGTTGATGTATCCCGTGGTGATTCGGAGGACTTCTCGTGTATCCAAATCATCGATTTTGACGAAAGAGAACAAGTACTAGAATACGTTGGTAAAGTACCACCAGATGTTATTGCCGAAATAGCTTATAAGTGGGGTACAATGTATAATGCATATTGTGTTGTTGATATTACAGGGGGTATGGGAGTTTCTACCGCTAGAAAACTTCAGGAACTTTCATATGAAGGTGGGTTATATGTTGATAATATTGATACAACAAATAAGTGGAAGTGGGACCCTAAAATAAATGAAAAAATACCAGGAATTAATTTCAATAGTAAAAGAGTTCAAATTATTGCAGCATTTGAAGAAGCTGCAAGACATGATTTTAAAATTTATTCTAACAGGTTATATAATGAAATGAATACTTTCATTTATATAAATGGAAGACCAGACCATCAAAAAGGACACCATGATGATTGTATTATGGGAATGTCAATGGCGATATATGTTGCAGAAAAATCTTTTCAATCTTTAACCAAAGTTGTTAATCATACCAAAGCAATGTTAAATTCATGGTCAACAGTTGTTAATGACAATAAAAATTCATCTGAATTTTTTAATCCTATGGTTCCTCAAATGGGAAGGAATAGTTCATATCCTAATAATGGTCCATCTAAATCGGATTATGAAAAATACAAATGGTTATTTGGTCCTAAATAACTATTTATATTATTGAGGTAACAAGTAAAATTATAAGATGAGCGAAAACAACATGACCGTCTGGCAACGTTTATCCCAAACGTTCGGACCTAACTCTTTATTAAACCAAGACTATCCAACATTTAAGTTTGATAAAAAGGAACTTTTGCGTACTAAAAGTAGAGATGAGTACGAAAAGGAAAAATTACAGGCGCAACAAAGTTTTTATTTAGCAAATCAATGGGCTAAAGTTGAAAACAATTTATATTCTCAAGCAGTTTATTACGAACCAACAAGATTATCCGCTCAGTATGATTATGAATCTATGGAATATACTCCTGAGATTTCTGCAGCCTTAGATATCTACGCTGAGGAGTCAACAACAACTAATGAAGACGGATTTATTCTTCAGATATATTCTGAATCAAAAAGAATTAAAGGTGTGTTAGCCGATTTATTTAACAATGCCTTAGACATTAATACTAACTTACCAATGTGGACAAGAAACACTTGTAAGTATGGTGATAACTTTGTTTACTTAAAATTAGACCCTGAAAAAGGTATTGTTGGAGTCCAACAATTACCAACAATTGAAATAGAACGTCGTGAAATTGGAACAACTCAAAAAATTACGACTAATGTTGAAAAAGTAGATGATGTAAAACCTTTGACATTTACTTGGAAAAATAAAAATATGGAATTCCAATCATGGGAAATTGCTCACTTTAGATTATTAGGTGACGATAGAAAACTTCCTTATGGTACTTCTATGTTAGAGAAAGCAAGAAGAATTTGGAAACAACTTTTATTATCAGAAGATGCGATGTTGATTTATCGTACATCAAGAGCACCTGAAAGAAGAATATTTAAAGTGTTTGTTGGAAATATGAATGATGATGATGTTGAAGCATATGTACAACGTGTGGCAAACAAATTCAAAAGAGAACAAATAGTTGATAGTAAAACAGGTAATGTGGATATGAGATTTAACCAAATGGCGGTTGACCAAGATTACTTTGTACCTGTTAGAGACCCAGCGGCACCAAGCCCAATTGATACATTACCAGGGGCCACAAACTTATCTGAAATTGCGGATATTGAATATATTCAAAAGAAGTTATTAACAGCTCTTCGTGTACCAAAAGCGTTTTTAGGGTTTGAAGAAGTTGTTGGAGACGGTAAAAACTTATCATTACAAGATATTCGTTTTGCTCGTACCATCAACAGAATTCAAAAAAGTATGATTCAAGAATTAAATAAAATTGCAATCATACATTTATTCTTATTAGGATTTGAAGATGAGTTATCTAACTTTACATTAGGATTATCTAACCCATCAACTCAAGCCGATTTATTAAAAATTGATGTTTGGAAAGAGAAAGTTTTACTTTACAAAGATTTGGTTGCAGACCCAGGAAATGGTATTCAGGCAACTTCATCTACTTGGGCTAAGAAACATATTTTTGGTTGGTCAGATGAAGAAGTTAGACTTGACTTACAACAACAAAGAATTGAAAGAGCTGTAGGAGAGGAATTAAAAGCAACTCCAACAGTAATAAGTAAGACAGGTATTTTTGACAATATTGATAAGTTATATGGAAGTACTAGTGGAGGTACCGCAACTGCTTCATCCGAAACAGGAGCACCTGAAATAGGAGGAATTCCACCACCACCAATGGGAGGTGCTGAAGAAATATCGGCTCCACCACCACCAATAGAAACAGGAGCACCTGAAGAAGCGCCACCAACGGAGGCGGGAGTAACACCAGAATCAAAAATGGATAGCCTCAATATTTTAGTTGAAAATAACCTAATTGATGGGTCAAGATTTATTGATTTAGGTCAAGGACAAGAATCTTTGGGAGAAATTTCAAAAGAATTGAACAAGTTACTAAATTCATAATATTTATTTGAAAATACTAAAAATGACTTTCGGAAAAATTAAATCCATAATTGAGAACAACTTAATAGAATCGTATAAAAACGAAAAAGATTTTAAAAAATCTATACGAGAATTCAAACATAACATTTTGATGAATAAACAAATGTCAAAAGTTTATGCATTGTATGACCAATTAAGTACGCCACAAGGATTAAATGAATCTGATGCCAAAGAATTTTTAGAAGAAGGAGTTAATTTGATACAAAAGTTATTAACTAATATTAAATTACCGAAGACTCTTTTAGAAACAATTGAAAACAAATACTCTGATTTAGATACAATTATTTATTCTAACAAATTGAATATTTCCGAAAGAATTCAATCAAAGAAAAACGTTATTAATGTTTTGATGGGTGACAATAATTTAGTGAAAGAATCAATCAATATTCCGATAAAATCTATGGTTAATATTGCAAACCAAACTTTAAGTAATTATATTGAAAATTTGGATGAGTCTACAAAAAAAGAATTTTTACTTTTAATTTCAGAAGACACTAAAAGTTTAGAATCTAAGTTTGAAGATATCAAAGAAAGTGCGGTTAATAAGTTAAAAACTATTCTTGAAAAAGAAGAAGAGTTTGAATTAAAAACTAAAATTTCTGAAACAATTGACAGAGTAAAGAATGAAAAGTTTGACCAACTTAATTTTCTAAAACTTAAAAGTTTAGAAGAATCTATTTAACTAATTCTTTTCTTTTGAATATAAATTGCTTTTAATTTTTGTGTTCTTTTTTGAACCGATTTTTTAGTGAATTCTTTTCTATCAAATAAAATTTGATTTTGTTTAGTTTTAATAACTTTAGATTTTAAAGTTTTTAATGCTCTATCAATGTTTTCACCATTTTTAATTTCAACTATTATCATATATTACAAATATCTATATTTTTTCAAAAATTTTTGACTATGGAATTAATATGTCTTATTTTTATTAAAATAAACATTATTAATATGAAAATTAATGAAAAAAGGGAAAAGTGTAAAGTTAAATCTTTTTAACCCAATCAAATCAGTGTATGGAACCGTTGATTCCAAAAATTTAAAATCAGTATATATTAACATTCAATCATGGGTAACACCAAAAATAGAACAAGACAATTGGAATAGAATCGTTTGTAATTTAAGCAGAGAAATAAAACATTCAGTGTATAATTCAATAAACCAATCAATTTTCAAAGAAAAAAGTATTGTAGATTTAGATTTGAGAACAAGTGGAATATCACATGGAAAAAAATCATTTTTTAATTTAGAAGTTAATTTATATACAAATGAAGAATTGGATTTTAAATCTTTAGAAATAAAAGAATCTGTAAAAAAAATTGTAAAAGTAATATTCAAAAATAATATAAGTAACAATAATTATTTTAATTTTTCAACAACCAAAAAATAAGGGATATGATAAACAATCTTAAATGATATATTTATCTTAAAAGACTGAATGAAAAATTTAAGAATTTTAGAGGCAAATGAATTAGGACACGGTATTCTAATTGAAATGGATGCTGGTTGGGTTTCGCCAAAAGAAGAACATAATGCAAATATACTTAAAGAGGCGTCCAACTTAGATTATAGAAATCCATTTGAATTTTATGCGGTTTTACAAAAATACGATACCCCAAATAGAAACGGAAGATTTTATCCTGAAAGGATTTTAAAAAGAGAAGCCGACAATTATAAAAAAACAATTGCTAAAGGTTTATCAACTTCAGAGTTAAATCATCCTGAATCTTCACTTATTGATTTAGACAGAGTTTCTCATATTATCACAGACATTTGGTGGGATAAAAATATTTTAATGGGTAAACTTAAACTATTAACATCACCAGGATTTCATGAAAAAGGAATTGTTTCAACAAAAGGAGATATTGCTGCAAATTTAATGAGACAAGGTGTGACAATGGGAGTGTCTTCAAGAGGAGTTGGTTCATTAAAAAAAGTTGGAGAAAGAAATG